CGTGATGAAGAAAGCAAAGGTGAAAAGTATATCAGTGCCGACATCGCACGACTAGGAAAAGATAGAAGTGTGATTTGCGTGTGGCATGGATTGCACCTTATTGAGATACACGAACTACGCAAACAACCAATCACGGCTGTTGTTGCCATGATTCGGCAATTATGCGACAGGCATTCAATCAAATTGAGCAATGTGATATGCGATGAGGATGGGGTCGGCGGGGGTGCGGTTGACCATCTCCGTTGCCGGGGCTTCCTTAACGGTGGGCGTGCTAAGCAACCAGACCGATACACCAATCAAAAAGCAGAATGCTATTTCAAGCTCGCAGAATTGATTGAGCAGAACAAAGTAATCTTCAAAGTGAATCAGTTCCGTGACGTTATCATTCAAGAACTAGATATGATACGCCGTAGGCAGCCCGAAGCCGATGGCAAACTTGCAGTGATCAGTAAGGATGAGATAGCCCGTATGCATGGCAAGAGTCCTGACTATGCAGACGCAATTATGATGCGTGTATACTTCGAACTGTTCCCGAACTACGGCAGCTATTCTTGGGCGTGAGGTGGTTACAATCTGTAACCGTTTGAAATTTTAACAATTTTTAACAGTTTGCATTGTCGGAGTGCAAGAAATTGCACAGTATATTTGTGGAACAATAACAAAAACAAAAAGTCATGACAAACAAAAACGAACAGTCAAATTATTACAATGTAATTGATAGTATGGGTAGACGAACTGATATTTATATTGTCGCATCAAACATTAAAGATGCTTGCATCGAAGCAAAAAAAAGACAAGCAGAAATTGGTTCGGCATACTACAAAGTAAAAAGATGTTACAACGGTGGTGTTAGAGGATAAAAAAAACAGGGGCGCGACTGTAACGCGCATTTACCCTTAAATTTAAAAACATGAAAGCAAGCAAACTCATCAAGTATCTAATCTATACCGCAATCTTTTTTGCAATTCTTAACTATTGTCAAGAGTTGAATGATTGCTTAATGCGCTATTAATCCGTATCTTTAAATCCTAAAATCAATAACATGAACAACAGTATTCACAAAGACAATCTTGAAGCATTGCAGAAGTTCCAGCAGATGCTCAACGCCACGCCCGATGTAGCCGGTATTGAAAAAACTCCTGACCTTAAAGCACAGACGCTGGTCATCTCACACGTTGAGACCACGCTAGATGAAATGTTTTTCGGCCATTGGCGCACTGAGAATTTTAAATGGGAACGCATGGCAAATGAAGTAGTGGGCAGCATCGACCTTATTGCAATACATCCGATAAGCGGCTATGAAATACGCCGTACGGGGGCAGCGTCCATCATCATCATGGTTGACCGCGCGCCGCAGAACCTTGACAACGTAGAGCGTAACAGATGGGCGTTGAATGCAGACAACAAAAAGCCGAACGCATTAGACCTTGCCTTTCCAAAGTTAAAGACCGAATGCATAAAGAACGCAGCACTGTCCTTTGGTAAGTTGTTTGGCCGTGACCTTAACCGCAAGAATGCGGACGTATACAAGGCATTCAATCTTAAAGGCAAGTTACCACAGGGCGGCGATAAAGATGTTGCCTATGTGCTAGACCTAATCAACAATGCCGAAACGCTAATGGACTGCACACGCATTCAGAAGGCATGCAGCAGCGAAGTGCTTGCACAGGTTTATCAAGAACTAAACAATCGCCGCAACTTTCTTATTGATCGCGGGGATGAAATGCGTCAATTCAGCGAAGGCGTGTAAATGTTAAAAGATGTTGCAGTTGTTCGGGATTCCCGAACTTCTGCTACATTAGCAGTCAAATCAATAACACAAAAGCAAATGGAACAAGTATTATTTAGAGCGTCACAACTAGGAAAGTTGATGACCGATGCACGAACCAAAACAGGTTTGAGCGAAACAACAAAGAGCGCACTGCTGGAGGTCTATGTGCAGCAGAAGTACAAGCGTTACAAAGAGATAAGCAACAAGTACATCGAGAAAGGTCTAGCCGTTGAGAATGATGCGATAGACATGTGGCGTAGAGAGCGCAAGCAAATCGTATTCAAGAATGAGCAGATGTTTGCTAATGACTTTGTGAAGGGCACACCTGACTTGCTTATTAAAGATGATGAGACCGACCTAGTGGTAAATGTGCCGGATATTAAAAGTTCATGGGACATCTACACTTTCCACGATGCAAAAGCTAACGACCTTAGCAAGGATTACTTTTGGCAAGGACAAGCCTACATGTGGTTAACAGGTGCGCCGCGTGCTACGTTCTGCTTTGTCCTAGTCAACGCACCGCTGCACATGATTAATGACGCGAAGTATAGACTATCACGCAGCATGAATCTTATCGATGCACAGTCAGACCCTACGTTTATGAAGAAAGCAATAGGCATTGAGCGTTCGATGATTTACGACATGAAGCAATTCCTAAACGATTACCCGGATGCAAACCTTGAAACCGACCTTAGTGAGTGGGTGTATGATATCCCAGTGCAGGAGCGCATACACGAAAAGGTTGTGGAGTTCGATGCCGATGCAATCGCAAAGCTTCAGGAGCGTGTACCGATGTGGCGTGAATACCTTAATACCTTAGCACTATGATATACAGAGACCATTTTCAAAACTATAAAAGCTACGCAATACCAAAGGCACAGCTAATAATTGCAGACATTCCTTATAACTTAGGAAACAACGCTTATGCATCAAACCCAGCATGGTATAAAGATGGAGATAATATGAATGGAGAAAGTGATTTAGCAGGAAAAAGTTTTTTTGATACTGATGAAGATTTTAGGCCAGCGGAGTTTATGCATTTTTGTAGCACAATGTTGAAGTCAGAATCTAAAAAAGAAAAAGTTGATGGAGAAAAACGACAAAAGAGCGAAGCTCCATGCATGATTATTTTTTGTGCTTTTGATCAACAAATGTATCTGATTGAATTAGCAAAGCGATACGGGCTAAATAACTATATTAATTTAGTTTTTCGCAAGAACTTTTCAGCTCAAGTCTTAAAAGCAAATATGAAAATAGTAGGGAATTGTGAATATGGATTAGTTCTTTATCGTGACCGATTACCCAAGTTTCGTAACAATGGTAAAATGATTTTTAATTGTATTGATTGGCCTAGAGATAATGATAGCGAAAAAATACATCCAACGCAGAAGCCGGTTGAATTATTAAAAACATTGATTGAAATCTTTACAGATGAAAATGATGTAGTTATTGATCCATGTGCTGGAAGTGGTTCGACATTAGTAGCAGCTGAACGCTTAAATCGTAAAGCTTTTGGATTTGAGATAAAAAAAGAATTTCACGCTAAAGCAAATCAATGGCTAAAAAAAGAAAAACAAATGAAAAGTGAAATCAAAGAATTAGGATTTGCTAAGACTTTAATCGGACAACAATCACCAACACTATTCGATTTATGAAAGCAAAGGAAAAGGCATGGCAACTGTACTCGAACTATTTTGACATCATCGAGAATGGTAAGCAGGAAGGCCACCTAGTTGAGGTGCATATCAAAGCTATCAACGCTGCGCTGCATTGCGTAGACGAAGCACTGGTTAACGCACCTAGTGAAATCATGCAAGACTTTGAAGGCACAGGTGAGTTCTACTCAGTCAAGGCATACTACCATCATGTGAAGAATGAAATACTAAAATTGAATAATCCAAAAACGAAAACAAATGAGTAAACAAACAGCGGTGCAATGGCTAATTGATAAACTTATGGATGATGGTGTGGGTATTCACAAAGCGATTCGTGAACATGCATTAGAGCTTGAAGAAAGACAAAACAACGCTGAATGGCAAGAGGGCAACACATGGGCATATAATAATATTAAGTGGTGTTTTCAAAATGGCTTTAAAGGAATTTCGAAAGAACAAATGGACGAATGGTATAAGCAATACATTTTAAGCAAAGAAGGAGGTGAGCAATGAGCAAAGAAACAGCAGTAGATTGGTTGGTTGATGCAATACGCAGCAATTTAGCAGCAGGCAAATTGAATGCAGTATTCATTAGTGGATTAAAGATGCACGCCAAAGCAATAGAACACCGTGCTCCGATGAGGATGCGGAACAATACTACAACGAAACATACAAGTAAGTCATGACACAGGAGAAAAAAGAAACAGCAATCCGCCGATTGCATATGACGCTTAAGAGACGCTTTAAAGGTCAGGCCGTACAAATGACATGGGCAGAGATGGAGGGTTTATTAAACGCCGTGCAAACGATTGAAATGAACCACATCCACGACTCATACAATCAAGGCTATAAAGATTGCAAAGCAGGATTACCAAATAAAACCGAACAAGATGACAGCAACACTAACCTTTGATTTACACGAAGACCAGCACGCATTCGATTGCGCTATCAATGGTGTGAAATACTTTGACATGATTGATGACTTCAGGCAGCATCTGCGTAGCCTTGAAAAGTATCATGACCTTACTGAAGAGCAGTACGAGTTGATAGGTAAATTACGCGAATGGCTAGGAGGTGAATTAGCTAATGCCGGGATATCCGATAAGTTTTGAATAGGTTCCTAATTCTTAGCAGTGGGCGTATCATTGCTGCACCTTGCGAAAGCCCTGCTTCCAAAGAAACCTGCCCAGTGCCTCGCCCTCCGCATCCACCTTCTCCTCACTCCACTCAGGCTGAATGTGGTGAAGATATTCGTGAATGAGAACTATCATGTAGCGCATTGGTGCTAGGGTAGGGTCAATCTCAATCACGTTGTTTAGATACTGCCCATGCGCACGCTCACGTCCGAGTTTACGGTGTACTACTTTCGGATGTTGTTTGCGCTTCATGTTCTATATTTGCGGCAGTGATTTAGTAGTATTGTTTTATGTTATTGATTGGACTAGCCCCTACAACGGTGGGGGCTTTTCTATTATCTAATCTTACCATTTACAATACGGTAGTTGCTCACTTCAAACTCA